TGGCCTGCCTCATGTTCATGTCGAATCCCTTATAGGGGGAAACTGTTTCGGATGCTTTATGCAGATGGAAGAAACGGTATTGACGTTCAAGCAATTAGCACATACTGGTGCTGGTGAATTTTATGTGGATATAGCACAGGCTATGTCTATGGTTAATAGAAAATTGTATCGTCAACAAGGCCTTTGGACTGTTTTAGGCGCCAATGTTTGGGTTCAGGACTCTACTACTAAAGTTGGCGTTCCTTATTCCATTTCGATTTCTGGTGCAGCTAGAAACTGGGTTACTCGAAACGCTTTGGTGAAGATGTTTCATCTTTGGATAGATCAACAGCGTGAGGCTCAAGACGCCGTTGATATTAACGTCCGTCCCGGATGGGAGGACTTCAAGGTTTATCTTAATGAAAATATGAGGACCACTGGTACTCTTCATCCTACATCTGGACATATGTTCGGTAATACGGATGTTTTCATGCAAGGTGAATGGCATTATTCCAAAATCGTGTTCGAACAAGCAGATGCTGCTGGTCTTATTGTCGAACATGAGCCACTTCTTCACATTCTTGGTCCTGATAACGGTAATACTAACAAAGGAGTTATCCAACAATATGGTCTTTCTCGACCATTGCCTCAAGAGAAGACTCCTCTTCTTCCTACTGGAATAGAGGATTCTCTTTATGCTGAAGCATCTGATCCATTGGCTGACCAGATGCAGGAAGTAGTTGAAAATATGACTACTGATAATAACGGTCCACCTTATGACCGTGATGAATACCCCGGCGCTGCTACTAATGCTAATGAGCCAGTGTTGTATGCCTATGGTGCTAATACATCTACCTTAGGTCGTAAATTAAATCTCAATGGTTTTTCAGTTCCTAACGGACTGATTGAGATTCAGGTTTCAACTGGTACTACTGAAACACCAGTTCCTGCTGCAGATGTTTTCTTCCAACTTATTATAGGAAGGAGAGTTGATTATTGATGGCAATTAAACATGGTAAAGTTTTTACAGCAAAAAAAGGTAAGTATAAGGGTAAGCGAGTTAAGTACGCTTATACCAATGGAAAGAAGTCGACCAAAAGAATGGTTCTTCATAAAGGTCGTCGTTGATGTCTTCATTATTGAATTATATATTTCCCGAATGGGAATACTTTGGCCCTTGGACTGACCTCGATGAGGCAGGCACTCCAATTTCTGAATTAGATAGTTTGGCGAGGACTCATGACTACTCCTATGCCGCTGCCGAACGAATTGGAGGACATTCTATGCGCTCTCAAAAGGCACAGGCAGATTTTGCCATGGCTAGCGCTACTGACAATTATGCTGTCAAACTTGGTTTGTATGCTCAAGGTATGATCAGAGTTTTCACTTTTAATGAGGTGAATTTACCTTGGTGAAACTCTTTTGCGACTGTTTTGTCGATCAGGAAGGGGACCGTCATTATTGTAATGACTGCATACCTGACGAGTACTGACCTATCCTTCTAGGATCAGACTTTTGGACTACCTTCGTGGTTCCGTTTCAATTAACGGTAGTTCGGACTTTTGGATAGTGCTAACTATCAATTATCTAAGAGACACGGTGTATTATTACCCGTGTCTCGTTCACACTTCACAAATGGCGCACTCAATGGCGTCCTGTGGTGTGAATGTTCACAAAGTCCTTATACTGGTTGAGTATCGGAGAAGTTAAGGGCGTGTGAAATTTGGCGAGTATGCAAAAGAGACATTGGGTAGGAACGGTGAATGGCGGTCATATGCCCGAAGGGCATGGCTCTTGGTGGGAAGATTTGAAGCGTAGTCCGGGTCTTCGGTACGCTGTTTGCCAATTGGAGCAGTCTCCAGCTACAGGCAACATCCATCTTCAGGTTTACACGGAGTGGACTAAATCACTTCGATTAACTGAATTGCTTTCTCGTACCTCGGCTCATTGGGAGCCACGTCGTGGATCACGTACTGAAGCCCGAGATTATTGTCGCTTAGCCCATTACCACGGGGAATCTAAGGGCCGTATTGACGGACCATGGGAAATTGGCGAATGGCGACCAGAAGGCACTGTTACGGATGATATGACTCCGAAACAAAGGGCCCTGCAATACTTGTTTAAAGGTATGACTCCTAAGGATATTGCTTTTATTTACCCTGATGTGTATTTTACACACCACAGGGCGATCAATGAGTTGTATAATGCGACTCTTGGTCACTTCTCCCTGGGGGAAGAAGAATGATGTTAACGGTATGTGAATGTTCACAACCTTTATATGTATAAGCCTCTTGGGTTAGTTTATGGAACATAATTGTTATTATGACCAAACAGAGGACGGTTGTCCTTTATGTGCGGAGGAAGAAGAATGATTTTTTGTATTGAACATAGATATCTATGTCAACTTGGAATTCAGGAATGTCCTGAATGCAAGGAGGAAGAAGAATGAATCTTTTTGATTTTGGTTTTACTTGGGATTATGATCATGTTGATGTTAATCATTGGTACCAAGATTATGGTCAGTTGTGGTCAACTGTTGAAATTGGCAGTCATGTTTTGACTGGTTTTATGTTGGATTTTGATCTATGTTGTTTAGATTCAATTCATTGTATTTCTTCAAATAGGAGTTTGATTGTATGAGTGGTCGATTTCATCGAGTTTGTGATGGATGCCATTATAGGGCACCAATCTATCCCAATTTGCTTTGCTGGAAATGTCAGAGGGATAAAGTTGAGTTGTAGGTTTTGTTGGCCTGCCTCATGTTCATGTCGAATCCCTTATAGGGGGAAACTGTTTCGGATGCTTTATGCAGATGGAAGAAACGGTATTGACGTTCAAGCAATTAGCACATACTGGTGCTGGTGAATTT